GATCTGTTAACTGGTGTAACTTCTTGTCTGGTATCGGCTACAGGTGCAGGTGGAACTTATGGTTTGTTCCAAAACAATGGAACAACTAATAATGTTTACAGATTATCGCCACGTCCTGCTGGAAATGATTTTTTATATGCCATTTCATATTTGGCTTATGGTGGAACGTTGGTTGTTGTTGGTTCAACTTCCGGTTTTCAAAAATATACAATTGACAGCAATAAGTATTTGGATGTGGTAATCGGGCAGTCCGCGAACAGCGATTTGTGCAAATTTTTAATAAATCAATATTATACTTTTGGAATTTTTCCAACACTAGCAGATAGCACAGGTCAAACTGGAAACAGTTATTCTATAGCAAATTATACTAACCTATTTGGTTCAGCAAATTATGTTGTTACAGGTTCTACTGTAGCAAATCGTATTTTCAATGTTTATGGTGTAAAGCAATATACTGATATTGATACTACAACTTTGCTTTCAAATAGTAAAATAACTTATACACTTCCTGCAGTGTCTGATGTAGGTGGGTTTTTTACTAGAGCCAAAAACCGTAAACAACAGTATCTAACTGTTGCCGGAACTGATCTTGGAAAAGTATTAAACGGAAGTATAACAAACACGATTGACTGGGCAAATCCAGATACCAATACACTAAGAACCAATAGAGTTAATTTCTTTTTAACTTATACACCACCATTTTTGGGTTCCGATTTAATCGGAGCCACCTATTCATCTAGTATTGGTTCTTCAGATCGTGTTGGTCCTTCGCAGATGTATGCAAAAGTTTATAGTATTTTGAATACTGTTGGACAAAAATATTTGTTTCAGATTAACAATTCTGCTACACGATCACAAGTCACTTCCGCCATTCAAACCCAACTTGAGCCTTTAAGTCCATATTTGGATACCACACAAACTCAAATTACTTGCAATGCAACAAACAATACAGACAACTCAAATACTTTGACTATGTCTGTGGTAATCAAACCAATTATCAGCATAAATTCATTTGCAATTAATCTGTCGCTCACACAATAATGTCAAATAACAATTCCATAATTAATTTTAAAAATGCATTTAATGGTGGAACCCGCGCCAATAGATTTCAAGTCATTCCAATTTGGCCAGCAAACGTCAATGTTTCTAATGATGATGCACAATTTAAAATAGTATCTGCATCTCTACCAAGTACATCAATCAATACTATTTCTGTTCCTTATCGTGGTCGTCAAATAACATTTCCCGGTGACAGAATGTATAGTACATGGGCTGTTGGCATTTATGATGATAACAATACAGAAAATTTATGGAAAGCATTTCATACTTGGTCAGAGTTGATGGATGGGCATTATACGCACAATGTTTATAATGACAATTATTCATATTCACAATTACAAACGACGTGGAAAGTACAACAATTAGATTTAAATGGTGGAGTTCAAAAAACAGTATTGCTCTACAAATGTTGGCCGTCTGTAGTTGGTGAAATCAATTTAAATATGGGCGAAGTTGGAATTGTAGGATTTAGTGCAACAATAACTTTTGATTATATTCAAATTTTAGATAACTATAATAATTAAAATGCTAATAGATTTTAAAAATAAATTCTCTGGTGGTACAAGATCCAATAGATTTAGGATCACGGGATCATTCCCAACTGGTGGTGGTTTTACTGATTTTCACGTAAGAGCAACTACAATCCCAACCGTAGAATCCAAAACCATAAGTTACGATTATTTTGGAAGAAAATACCATTATCCTGGAGAAAAAAGTTATGGTACATGGTCTTTTACTGTTTTAGATGATACCAATAACCATAATTTGTGGGGCCAATTTCAAAAATGGCAAAATTTTATAAACGATCATAATAGTAATCTATCGACTATCAACGCATCCCAATATAAAGCAGACAATTGGAAAATACAACATTTAGATTTAAATGACACAGGCATACCTTTAAAGGAATTTCAACTTAATGGGTGCTGGCCAGCAGGAATACAACCCATTACCCTAAACATGGGCAATCCAAATCAGTTAAATACTTTTAACGTTATTATTGTGTACGATTATATTCAGATTACAGGAATTACAAAAACAAGTTAAGGTGAAATATGGAATTAGATTTATTTGGATTTCAATTTGGTAAGAAAAAAGCAGATAAAACTGAAAAAGAACAGTTATCAATACAAGCATTTTCTGCACCAGAAGTTTATGATGGTACAGTAACTGTTGAGGCTGGAGGCTTTTTTGGAACCGTATTGGATTACGCTACCACCATGCGCGACGAAAGCGCATCTATTATTCAATACAGAAACATGTCAGTTTATCCTGAATTGGATAATGCCATAGATGAAATTGTTAATGCTTCAATAGTTCCCGGTTCCGACCACCAACCAGTAAAACTTGATTTATCAAATTGTCCTGTTTCAGAAAATATCAAAACAAAAATATATAAAGAATTTGATGCAGTTTTGCATTTACTTGATTTTAATCACAGATCTTATGAAATTTTTAGAAGATGGTATATTGATTCTAAAATTTATTATAACTTAGTTATTGATAAAGATCTGCCGAATGAAGGTATCAAAGAAATCATTCCAATTGATCCTTTAAAGATTAAAAAAATTCGTAAAATTAAAAAAGAAATGGACAAGGGAACCAATGGAACTCCTGTCCAAATCGTAAAAGAAGTTGAAGAATTCTACGTCTATACCAATACAGACAAAGAATCATATGTAATGACCGGGCCACAGGGATTGCATTTATCCATGGACAGCATTGTATATGTTCCATCTGGATTGGTTGATTTAAACAGCAAGCGTGTTTTAGGTTATCTGCACAAAGCAATTAGACCTCTAAACATGTTGAGGCAGATGGAAGATGCCCTGTTGGTTTATCGTATCGCAAGAGCACCTGAACGCCGAGTATTCTATGTTGACGTTGGTCAATTGCCAAAACAAAAGGCTGAACAATACATGCGAGACATGATGAGCCGTTTCCGCACCAGACTGGTGTATAACCAAGATACCGGCGAAGTGCGCGACGAGCGTAAGTTTATGTCTGTGTTGGAAGACTATTGGCTTCCACGAAGAGAGGGTTCTCGTGGAACAGAAATCACTACTCTGCCTGGCGCACAATCTCTTTCACAAATTGAAGATGCCGAATACTTTAAAAAGAAGTTGTACGGTTCACTTAACGTTCCATTAAGCCGCCTGCAACCAGAGAGCAATGGATTTAACATGGGTAGATCTTCAGAGATTACCCGCGAAGAAATTAAATTCTATAAGTTTATTGATAGACTACGTTTCCAATTCTCCAAATTATTCATGGATGTTCTTCGTGTACAGTTACTCTTGAAGGGAGTAATGACTGACGAAGATTGGAGACAACTGAAGACAGATATGAAATTTGTCTTCAATACAGATAATTATTTCTGGGATTTGAAAGAAGCAGAAATTTTGTCTGAACGTCTTAAGATGCTTAGTTATGTTGAGCCATATATCGGCAAATATTTTTCCACCGAATATGTCAAGACAAAGATACTCAAGTATCTACCAGAAGAGTTACAGGAAATGGAAAAACAAATGGCTGTTGACAGACAAAGAATGGCACAAGAACAAGCAGCAGCCGCAGCAGCACAGCAAGCAGCACAACAAGGTCAGGTATAACAATGCAGAACACAACTTCTTTGCTATTAAAACATGGAATCGAAGGCTTATTGGAAGAAAATGAAAACTATTTTCAGAACAATGTTGCACAAGTACTTGCCATCAAATTGAATGAAAGTTTTTCAGAAATCAAAGAAACTGTTTCTAAAAATTTGCTGTTCACTGAAACAGTAACAGACAACAGTGCTGAATTGAATGAGTTTTTAAATTTTGTTGATAATTTTAAACCAGGAAATTATAAATTTAAAAATGGCTCTAGTATAAATATTACGGAATCTGATATGAATTTGTTAACAAATTTGTTTGAAGAACTGAACCCACAAAACAGACAGATAATGGTTTCTGAAATTTTTACTGATGGTGCAAAATTCAAACAACATCTAACATTTTCACAGAAAGTAAACAAACTAACATGAAAAATAATATCAAACAAATGCTAAAAAATGTGATTGAGGAAAATGCAGTTTCTTTTAAGGAGCAGACTGCAAAAGTTCTTTATGGTAAAGTTGGAAGCAGATTACAAGAACAATACAAGTCTGTCGCTAAGAATATCATGTCAGGACAAATAAACAAATGAAACTAATCACAGAATTAACAGAAGATATCAAGTATATCAAAGAGAATGTTGGTAACGGCGAGAAAGCCTACTTCATTGAAGGTATCTTTATGCAAGCCAGCGTAAAGAATCGAAATGGAAGAGTATATCCCCAAGGCATTTTAGTAAATGAATGCAAGAGATATATCAGAGAATACGTTGATAAGGGTCGTGCTCTCGGCGAGTTAAACCATCCAACGGGTCCAACTGTTAATCTTGATCGTGTTTCTCACATCATTAAAGAACTCCACGAAGATGGCAACACCATTTATGGTAAGGCAAAAATCATGGACACGCCAATGGGTAAAATTGTCAAAAACCTCATTGAAGAGGGTGCCCAGTTGGGTGTATCTACCCGTGGAATGGGTTCGCTGAAATCCAAGAATGGGTATCAAGAAGTTCAAGAAGATTTCATGCTCGCTGCCGTTGACATTGTTGCAGATCCATCTGCTCCCAATGCATTTGTCAATGGAATCATGGAAGGCAGAGAATGGATGTTTATTGAAGGAACGTGGCAAGAGCGCGAGGCAGCAGCAGCCAAACGTTTGATCAACAACTCATCTAGCAGAAATCTCAATAAAAATATTGTCAGGGTGTTTGAAGAATATTTTAGAAAAATACAATGAGTTCTTTTTTACCAATTTCTTCAAAAAATTATTTACTCGAAACTCTTTCATCAACAGAGAGGTCGAGAAATATAGAATTTTTGAAAGAAATTGCAAAATCTCCATCTTTAAAATTATCTGATCCTCAGGGTACAACAAAATCAATGGGTTCTGGGATGGGAACCGGAGCACCAAAAGGTAAAAAAGAAGAAGATATAGAAAAAAATCAAAATGCAGACAATGTTCTGTTTGGAGATACCGAGAAAGATGATTGGGGATTGGGGCATGCTGCAGGTGCATATGCAATAGGAAAAATTGCAGGTGGTCTTGCCGATACAATTGATGCTTCGGGAGCACAAAAATTTGGTGATATGGTTGGACTTGGTAAATTTATGTCAAAAAATCCTTCGGGATTCTTTGGAGATGTTGTGGGTGGAATAGCCAAAGGTGCAGTAAGTGCAGTCCCCGGAGTAACTTCGAAACTCTTAAGGCAAGTTGCAGATATTAGCGGTGCCAATTGGTTTGATGCAAATATTGGAAATATAGGACAAAGCCAAATGCAATTGGCTGCACAAGGAGCGGGCAAACCTTGGACACCTCTTGTAGTTCCAAAACAGGCTGCAAATAAAGTAACTCCATATGATCCAAATTATCAGCAAAACAAATATATGGGTGCAGCAGAAAAAGCAGAAAAAATAACAAAATTAAGAAAAAAAGGTTATAATATTCCTTAATTTTAAAAACTACTAAATATTTTACAAGGATTCCTTTACTATGAAAAATAAAAGAAAGAACAATATTTCAGAAGCAACCGCTGAGGCTATGGGTCTTGGTGGTTATGCACAATCCGCAGGACACTCAGATTATGATCAATCTGGTCGCGGCTCAGTTATTCCATCCCCATCCAATACTACTGCAGTTCCAATTGTAGCAGCATCCATGTCTGCACAAGGCATGCCCGTTGTTACAAGAACTGCTCCGGGTACTCACGCAACCAAAGCATATCAAGATATCAGTGAACCCCACGACGGTGAAGAAACTGCAACAAGATCTAATACACAGGAAGGTGAAGATTCAGAAGAAGAAATGCTCGAACACGAAGAAGAAATGCACGAAGAAGCAAAGATTGAATTCCGCAACGCTTTAATTTCTCTTCTTGGAGAAAATGTAGACGCTTC